TCTCCAAATAAAAACCAATTCCTGGTATAGACTCAATGGTCAACCTCCAGGTTGTATTTAAATTCGAAGTCCTTCGAACCTAAACGAGTGCAGGTTCCTCTAACTGATCAAACCATCCTTTCGGATAGCAGATAGCTAGGGTTCCCTCCTCATAATCAGATTCAAGCTTAGAATAAGTCAGAGTTAAGGGCCGAATTTCAGCACCAGGATTCTGCAAATTATAAAGCTCAATCCTCTTGTTTAGGTAGTCTCGGGCATTGTTAAAGTTAGTTTCACCGTACATATACATTTCTCGCAGAGCCATCTCACAATTAACTCTAGTAGCACCTTGCTTATCATCGCACTGTTTTATCCACTGTGGGATATTCCAAATTGTTTTATGATCCAAGGGTGCTCTTACGAAACGTTCGGGATACTTTGGGTCAGGTTTAAAACCTCTTTTCAAGAAAGTGACTTCCTCGGGTTTCTTAATCACAAAATCAGTAGATTCTTTGTCTGCTGGAGTGATTTTCATACCGAGCTCTTCCATTAAGGGTGCAATAGTTTTTCCATTAAACCATGTAGTTACTGAAGCAGTAGCAGATTTAACTATATCATCACCATATAAAGCTAATTCAACATTTTCTCTATAATAGGTGAGAAGACTATCATACCCATTGTCCGCAAGCGTGATGTCATTTCTTATTGCCAAAAGATAAAATACATAGAACATTATAATATCATGGATATCGCAATTAATTTCAGCCGTTATAGCACAACCAGAACACTGTCCTCCTGTCTTCATGAATAATCTATTTCCCACGATTAAGTAGGTATAGACTAATTCTTGCATCAGGACATGTCTCACTCTGCCATTCGGCGAATCATCTTTGTCTCCATACCATGAATTTACAATACTAGCATATCTTTTGACGAACTCTGGATGTAAGAATTGATCCCAATTCTTATAATCAAAATCTTCCCATTGATCTCCTTTCGATCGTAATCTGTTGTAGAGCGACTTCCATCCTGTAACAGGATCTATTCCTACACTAGAAGGTATCTTTCCAGCAAGAGCATGTTGTGTAGCGGTGTACATTCCAAAATACTTTCTAACCAAAAGGTTGTAATCCATGGGTAAACATATAAAAACTCGTGTTATTCCTTGTTCTACTCGAGCGAGTGGTCTTGTCTCGTCTTTCAAACATGAATAAGCAATTGATTCAATTCGTTGTCC